TATCCATGCTTCTGTTTCTTCCCGAGCCACATCCTGACGTCCGGTGAGAACATACATTTTATCGTAACGCTCTTTAAGATTGAACATAGCTTTTTGGGATCCTCTGATAGGTGTGAGATCCATGAAGTCTTTGGATTGATAAAATTCGTGGACCATTTTTTGTGAAGTTGGTTCATCTACTTCAAATATTTCGCGGTACACATATCTATATTTAGGTTTACTCCACAATTTATGAACTTGATTATGGTGTTTTCCCATGGGAAAGAGGAATTTTACTAAGACTTCATCGATATCAATTGCGACCCTGTTCATTTATTTATTACAAACATTATTCATAATCTCTAATTACAACACCCACGGGAAATCGGGGAACACCGATCGCGGTAAGGTTTTGGAAACGCACAGTGAGCATCTTCCCCATAAACTTCTCACGATTCTTATAGTCCTCCTCTCGTTGGATGATGGTACCCTCAGGTCTGACGGTGAATTCCCGATCATCTTGGGTTTTACAGACCCAAACAACTGCGTCTGCGTCACGACCATGACCCGTTTTGGCACCAATAATCTCATATTCCTCTGTCTGGAAATCCTTGTGCTTGAGGAGATAGTTGCTTCGCTGACCAACCTCGTAGACACTGAAGCGGTCACGGATCATGGTGCCTTCGTGTCCTTCTTCAACATGCTTCTGATGCATGAGAGGGAGATCCTTCTTGGATTTTACGAGTGTCGTTTTGACATATTCGTAATGAGGATTGTAGATAGAATCCTTTACATACTCCCAGCGTTGCTCGAAGGTCATCTGAAGCTTCTTCAAATCAAAGAAATCAAACACATGGAACTTGAGCTTCAGAGGGTCAGTCTTGAAAGTGCTGGTAAGTTCCTCAAAGTTGAGGTTAGGGTCAAAGGCTTCACCATCAACGTATTGACCCGGTTCAAGACCCTTACCAAGAACCTCGGTCCCAGGGATAATCTTCCCAGTTCTTGAGATACCACCATCTTTGGAGACAAGTAGGCGAACACCATCAAGTTTGGGTTGAACGTAGAATGGCTCAGAGATGTATTTCTGGCGATCTTCCCATTTGTTAGCGAGCATAGGCAACACTTGGTTACACTTGGTATGCTCATTGTTCCACATGGTTTGGGCTCTCTTGAGAGCCTTTTCGTAACCAGTTTTGACATTGGTTCGTGACTCGGAAAACTTGTCACTCCCCACGATGCCAGAGATCTTCACGATATCCGCAGTTCCATCCTTCAAGTCCTCAACTTTGATGTCAATGTAGCGGTCGCGGTTGTGCTTGTCTTGTTTGATAAGGCGTTCCATTGTACGATAATAAAATATCAGTTTTAAGTAGATGTCGGATTTACCGGTTGTAAATTATGGTAGAATGGAACGACTTAGGCCTCCAGAAAGCACATTCATGCCATTGAATGCAAACACTTTTTGTATGATTTTCATTTTTTTGTGTATTTTAGGGTTGTATAAACGTCACACGACAATTACTCAATCTCGGAAACGATTCCATACTTGAGACATTTGTCTGGGGGTAGATAAATATCTTTTTTCATCAAAGATTTGAATTTAGCTTCAGGGATCTTCGTCTTAGAGAGATACATATCCTTGAGCATTTTCATAAGTTTATCTGTTGACTTCAATTCATGTTTGAGATCATTGAAGCTACCCCACATCTCTGTACTAATTTGGTGGATGAGAAGGTATGCGTTCTTCCCCATTCGCCTCTCAGAACCCCCAAGAAGTACAAAGGTTGCTGCACTGCAACAAGCACCCTGTGCGATAGTGACAACCTTCACGCGCGACTTCTCGAGTACATTCATCATGTTTAGACCAGCATAAACATCACCACCTTCACTCATTATATGAACACGAATCATTGGCTCGTACCCAACAAGTTCTGCCATCTTCTTTAGGAGCTCGATTTCAAGCTTCTTGAATTTCTCGACAAATTCAAGTGTATTTTCCCTGTCTACATCCCCATAGAACAACAACTCGTTACCAATAACTTTGATGCAGTCATTCTCCTCTTGTTCCTTGGTTTCATCTTCGGTCGTAGGCATTCTTCAAGGCTTTCTTTACTCTTGTTACGTCCTTTGATTTTAAGCCATTTCCAACAGCGAGATGATTGATGACATCAAAATCTTGAGGGGTTATTTTATACTCAAGTAGGGGTTCTAACTCCCCGTTTTCTGCGTACTTCTTTAATAGGCACAATTCTTCAACCCCCAACCCCATTCTTGATTTTTTATGGATTTCCGAGAATTTTTGTTTACGCATTTTGTAGTTTCCCAACTTGGTCCAACATGAGCCAGGTCGTATTTTATCCCTGATCAAAGGTTCTCCTAGGGATGACTTGGGTACAGTTAATGCATGTAACACAAAATAGGGCATCAAGTTCCAGTTACCTGACTGATATATATACGTATCAAATACATCGGCGTGAGAAAATGAGTTTGTACAATCCAGTATATCTACACCCTTCGAGTCAATGTAGTTTTCTTGGAAGATGTCCCACATGTGACCATGTTCAGCGATACTATCTAGAATTTCTAAAGGTCCAGGATCACTCAACACATCTGCTATAAACTCTTTAGGGGTTTTAAACTCATCAATGTCATCATATCCTTCTAAATATGTGAAGAAATTACGGATATTTCCTTGAGATCTAACAGCTGCTTCGTAGGCCTCCCTCCCTTGATTATCAGTCAAAGACAGTAAAACATCAGGTTTGTGTTTAGGAATTATAACAGTTTCAAAATTTGGATACATACACATAGTAGTTGTAGTCACAATCAAAGATCCTCGTGTAAGTTTGTTACCGTCTGAAACTTGTTCTATAATAGGTTTGAAAACACTATCATAATTATCCACGAATACATGTTTTGTTGACGGCTTAATAAATGGTAAAAAATGTGAATCACGTTTTAAATGATGGGGTAATAATTCTATATGATTTGTATCTTCTAGAACCCTTTCTAATATAAACGATTTACCCACACCGATTGGACCACATATAAACACATTCTTACCTTCACGGATATATCTACGAATCAGATCTATCCGTTTTTCGTGGATTGTAGCTACAACCGGTCTTTTTTTTTGCTCGACTATTTTAATGAAGGAATCCATCGATGATCTTACTAATCAGGCCATAGATTTGGTACTCAAAAATGACGCACTACATGAAAGAATCGTAAAACCTTTAAGAAGGAAAATTTTACCATTCATTGTATCCACGATCCTTACCAATATCGTCATGTTTATTCTTTTGGCGTACCTTGTTCGACGTCTGTCTCTTCTTCCTCTTCAGTCTCAAATTCTTCCACCTCCTCTTCTTCCTCTTCCTGCTCATTAGGTGAAAGCATTCTACCGATCTTTTCAAATGGAGTATCTTGGGTCATAGCCCGTATAGGTGTAGTAGTCTTAGGAGGCTTTAAGAATGGGATTGGTCGCACATCTAGGATTTCGGGTTTGGTAAATATACCGTCAATTGGATAGTCCTTCTCAAAATTAAGTAGAATGTGCTTGGGTATAGGTGGTGACTGTTCAAGTAGAGAATCATACGTAGTTTTACACTCTTCCACAAATTTGAGACCCTCTTTCTTACGTTCATCACGGGGTAAAGCCAATTGCAACCTAATGTTACGTGATAGAGAACCATGACCTAACGCAGCTGTACGATGGTTTTCCATGAGTTCCTGGATTTTCAAAAACTGCATGATTGTAGCTATGAGTCCAGCTATAAGGTTTAAACCACCAATTATAGACGGTGCAGCGGGTTGAATAGATGGTGGTAGTGTGGACTGAGCAAAATTAGCCGTACCCGTTATCGTTGACAAAACAATTACCGGTAAATTGAAACGAAGAGACAATTTTTTGAACATAAGGAACGCTCGATGATGCATATACCTGTAGCACGCAGAGGACTCACCCCACTGGCGAAGTATATTCTCATGGTACTCATTCCATGTTTCTTCCATATTAATTTCTTCACTCATCTTATATTAAGGATGAATATTATATTTATGATTCATCTTGTTTTTCTTATAGGTATCCTAGTTGTACCCTTTACCAATGACAGGAGAGGTTTAGAATTTTACTCAATTTTAATTCCATTTATTTTTTATCATTGGAGCGTAAATGATGACACGTGTGCATTGACTCAAGCAGAGATGGCTATTACGGGTCAGGCAAAGGAAGAGACTTTTATGGGTAGGGTTGTGGGTCCTATCTATAAAATGGAAGAGAACGAAATAAACCATCTCACAAAGACTGTGTTCTTTGTTCTTTGGGGTATAGTTCAATATCGCCTAGGTCACTTTGATAACATAATCAGAGATGTATTCAAGGTTTGGGATGGTAAGAAAATTACATTTGGAAAGGTGTAGTTATTTACCATTCTTAATTAACTCACGAACACGTTTCACAAACTGTTTATTGCGCTTGATCTTGGGATCCGCTTTGATAATACGAAGAAGAGCCGCAGAAGGTATCCTAGGTGAATTACCCTTAGGTTTGGGGGTGGCCTTTAACTTTTTACGCGCATCCTGAAGTTGCTTAGCACTCGGCATTTATTATGTGCACAGATTATTTTCAAAATAAATTGTCCACATCATATAATGGATACCAAAATTGAAGAAGAAATTGGTCGTCTCGAGAAGATAGTAGAGGAAAAATTCAACACGTTTAATGAAGAAAAGAACGTGGTTTCTGTAAAGATACATGAGATTCAAAAGGATATTGATCAGGGGCGATCCAAAACTCCTCGTATCGAACTTTATAAACAGCAAGATGTTCTCAAAAAGGAAATCAAAAGCTTAACACATTCGTTTATGGGTGACCGTGATTCAATTTACTCTAAAATAACTCGTCTAGAGGAAACAAAAAAGAAGATTGAAGATAATGCCCGTCTCAGTAAAGAGTCAATTGATCATAACCTGAAAAATATTCAGGATTTCATTGACCGTGGAAATACCAATGAAATGTTTGTGGCAATGGAAGCCATCAAGAATTCAATCATTATTATGAATAATGAACTCAAGTCTTTAAAGAAGGTGGATGATACCTAAAACGATCAAATATATGGGTTGTACAATGGAAGTTGTCGTACATAATCATACACATAGCATCAGCTATATCATGTTTCCTTTCATACGGAATTTCTTCGTTTAAAAATTTTTGTGCTAGAGAAACCGTCCGTTCTTTACGTTCTTCGTAGTCTAAATGCCTCATACCAAAATGTGTATGCATGCTCACAGGTGAAACAAGTTTAACCTTATCTTTGAACATGTAATGTAAAAGAATTTCAATATTCGTAAATCCACCCGGGGGTTGTCTTTCAATTAGTATCTTCTCAGCCGCATCAAATAGATGCTGATGATCCTCTACAAATAAAGGAACCAGGTCAACAAAGTCATTGGTCTTCAAATACTTGTAATCTTCTAAACTTACCTTTTTCATGTACTCAACTATGATCTTCGGTCCAGTTAAAGACTCAGCTAAAACTAGACCCATATTGTGATACCCGATGTCTATCGCTAGTATCTTCATACCTTTATCGGAAACATTTTCCTTAACTATAATAAATGAAGAACAAGACGAAAACTCACATGCTTTCGGGTATTCTCATCGCATTACTACTTGCTCTCGTTTACATGTGGTATAACCCTAGGGTTGTGAAAGTTCCGACACAACCTCAACTTCCATTAACACCTCGCCCAGTAAGTGTGCGTCGTGAACCAGAGTTTAGGGGACCACCCATCAAAAAGTATAAACCTGGACAGATGCAACAAATGGGGTTATTGACAGGTCCAGGTGAAACCACTATGCCATTATACGGTAAAGAGGTTCGTGGTAGACGTGATAGGTATCATTACTACACGACTACACCTGGTCAACAAATCTATCCAGTTCCAGTAAGTCATAATGCTAGAGACTGTATGGATGATATAGGGTGTCAGGAACTATATGGAAATGAAACAGTCTCAATAACTGGTAAGACTGGTTCATTTGGGGTTAAGATGTATCGCACCGATAACTTCTTCTAATTTACTTTTTGTTACCCATCTTTCTCGCCTGACCCAATAGTTTTAG